TGAAGGAGTCTACGGGGCGGTGGATATTTCCACCATCCTGCAGCCACACCCTAACCTTAATGATAACATTGCTTTCATTACACTTAAGGAATTCATTCCCGTGTTTTGGAAGCTTGTTACCAGGCTAGGGGGCTCGATGAAGCCATCACTGGTCATCAAGACAATGTTCTCGACATCTAAGGCAGGTCCGGCGCATCCTAATGCGGTACTGGGGGCTCCACGTGATGCGTTTGTCTGGTTTAATCCAGATGAACACACAGGTGTGAGAGGAAACCTGATCCTTGAGTGGTTACAAGCCACTGGGAATGATGGGGTCCGGAAATTGTTCCGGGTAGCCGCCAAAAGGTTCGCTCTTGTGTCTGACGTGATTTCTCATGTCACCAAGAACCAACCTATCATTCCTGGATCTAGTCCTCAAACCCTGAGAGACCGAACCATCGCCTTAATTGGCGGAATGGATCGCCTGGACCTGAAAGCCCAGGTTCCTAGAGTACTAGGACGTCTCCACGATTTGTATGAGCCCGCAGGAAAGATTAGAATTGTTGCCATTGTAGACTACTGGACTAATTGTGTCCTCAAACCACTCCATGATTGGATGTTTGACCTTCTCCGACTTTTACCTTCTGATGCTACTTTTGATCAGGAGGGTCGGTTGAAAGAGTATGCTACAAAAGGCTTCAAGGACGCTTGGTCTATTGACCTCACGGCCGCGACAGACACTATTCCTATCCAACTTTACCGGGTCCTATTCGCTCCGGTCCTCGGTGACCATTTATGTTCACTTTGGTTAGAGCTCCTGACCGGCAGAAATTTCATGACCAAGTTTGGTCCGAAATCTGAACGAGAATTCCATTCTCCGACGGACTTTGACCTAATAAAATATGGTCGCGGTCAGCCAATGGGTGCTCTGTCATCATGGTCATCCATGGCCATGGTACATCACTTGATGGTTCAATACGCAGCCTTCTTGAGTCAGGGTAAGTTTCTATCGGATACCTTTGCGAGGGATTTCCTCGTAGGTATTCATCCAGAGCATATACGCCTTGGATGGTATCAGGATTACCTCATTCTTGGAGATGACTTAGTTATCTTCGATGAACCCATAGCCAGAGAGTATCTCCGGCTAGCTGAGGCTCTTGGGATCAAGGTTGGTTTAGCCAAGTCCTTTGTTTCAGAGGACGGCTTTATTAACTTCGCTAGCCAATCGTTTGTAGGTTCTACGAATGTTTCACCTCTAAGTTTTAAAGAATTTGTTGGTGTCGACTCTCTTGCTTCACGTGCCAGTTTGGCGCTAAGGGCAGGACGTCGAGGTTGGTTTGATCTCACATCTTCTAAGTGGATTGCTCCACTTATGAAGATGTTCTTAAGTGAGGATCTATGGAAGAAGGTCCAGCAGGACCTTCACCAAGGTTCTTCTCACCCAGTGGTGTCTTGGATCCTTTCGGTCCTCTTGGTCCCTGGAAGTCAGCGATTCGCCGACTCTGGGCTTCCAAGAGTGTCCATAAAGCACACTCTATCAACGATGTTGAAGAAAAGTGTTATTTGGACTAAACCGTTGAAGGATTTAGGACAGCTCTCTGATGAATGGAGAGACTGGGGCCCAATAGTGAAAATACTATTGGGAAACGTTAATTCCGTATATGGAGAGTTTCTCCAAAATCGGAAACGTTTAGAAGCGTTCGAGAAGTGGCTGGCCATGACAATGTCAGTCGAAGGAGAGGAGATCTTACAGATAATAATGTATGATCAAGTCTCACAACGATTGACTAGATGGATTGAGAGGTATCGTATACCTCTCAAAACTCTTCAGGTAGTTTTATCATTACCTGCTGTCCAGCCTCACATACTCAAAATCGGATCAGAAATGACCCTTGATGAGGCTACCACTCTTATAGCGGAGTCACTCGAGGCATTGCCTCGAATTCCACCATATGAGATGCTAGATGCTGCTATTGCGGAACTTCGTTCTGCTAGAGTATCTAGTGTACAGAGAGAGTGCCAGGCATTCGCCCGGCTTCTCTCTCTTGTTGGGAACGTTGAGCACCTTCACTCCTACACTACTCCTGGTTTGGATAGACCAAAATGATCCTCCTCCCCAAGGTGAGTAGGTTAACTGTGACCTTACTAGAGGGTTTTAATCTCCCTCTGGAACAGTAAGCTTGTTACTTCCTTTTAGAAGTATCCGGGAAGGACCTTTACAGGGACTGAT